AACATTTCCGCAAATTCCATCGCAAACAACGCTGCAAGGCCCGCCTTGTCACGTTCTGCCAAAGGCGCTTCGCTGTTCAGCGTCAAATCATGCGCGGTTTGCCAGCGGCCCAAGCTGAAAACATGGTTTTCCTGTGCAGCGCCGTTAATGACAATGATTGCCGTTAAGTCGTAAGGCTTGCGGGTTTCATTGCCCTCGGTGATGGTCTGCGGAATGGTTATAGCTGCGCCGTTCGTTACAATGCGCTCATTTTCCTGCGCGGTGTAAGCCGAAGTCGCATAAACTTCTGTAAAAGGCCCCAAAGGCCCATCAGCAAACATGCTGTCATAAATAGACTGCAACACGGTCAAACCGGCATCAGCCTCTTTTGCCTTCGGTTCGCGGCCAAGCGGAACAACCCGCGCCTGCTGAAGGCCCAAGGTGATAATATCACGGCATGTTATCATTTATCACCCCTCCCAAAAAGAAAGGGGAGAGCCGAAGCCCTCCCCAATCCTGTTATTCGACTACGTAAAGCAAGCTGAGATACAGGGTGCCCGCAGCGCCGGTTGCAGCGTTGGCCTGTGCAACGCCGGTAATCAGCGTTTCAGTGTCGTATTTGTAGCCAGCGCCGGTTACTGCGGTTGCAGTTGAAAGGGCACCAGTCTGCCCCACGGTAGAAGCCGCAAACAAGCGGTCTGCATCGCCGGAATCGCCCACGTTGATAGTGAGCGTCGGGGTGGCGTTGGTGTCCATGTCGGTGGACTCCAAAACCGCGCTGATCACACGAGCGCCAGCAGGCAGATAGCCAAAGTTGATGGTATCCGACGTTGATGGAGCCGCCGTGCAGGAGACTTCAAAAAACGCCGCTTTCAAATCACCTGCAAGACCGTGCGATGCAACCGGCTTGCGGGCATAGTTGGTAGCTGAATAAGTAGCCATTTCTTAATCCTTAGAAAAAAGGGCGGAGCCGAAACCCCGCCCGTCAAGATTAGCTGTCGGATGCCGCAGCAAAGAAGCCGGTAACCATGCCGTGCTGCTTGCCGTTAAAGGCCATCTTCTTGACGCCAAGAAGTTCCTCAACAGCAACGCCCGGACGGAAAGCGTAGTCCTTCGTGGTGTCAGTCCGCATGGTGGGCATCTGCCCCCAAGCAACGCCGACAGCCTGCTGACCGCACAGGAAGACAGGACGAACGTCAGCCGAAGCCGCACCGGCACCGTTCAAGGTGAACGCTGCGCCGCCGTTTGCTGCGATGTCGTCAATTTCCGGGACTTCGCGGTGAATGACGCCGTCATAAATTAGGTCGCCATCTTGGAAGAGCGGGTTGTTTTCAACATCGCGAGGACGGGCCTCACGGTTAGCAGCAGTGATCGTGCTGTCAGCCTTCAGGTCGCGGAAAGTGCGCGCACCGTGGAACGCAACGAAATACTCCTGACCAACCTTCGACTTGAACGGACGAATGTGCGGGTCAGCCAGCTTTGCCATACGCTTCATCAACGAAGCCGCCGAAGCAGTCATTTTGTCTGCTGCGGTGTCAATGTTGCCGAGAGCGGTTGCAAAGGTTGCAGAGTAGTTTGACAACACAGCACCGAAAAGCAGGCGGTCTTGGTTAGCCGCTGCCCATGCGTTGCGGTTAGCCGCAGTCGAGTCAGCAAGGTTTACAGTGGTGTCACCAGAAGTAACAGCCGAAAGCATAGCCTTGATGATGTCATCACGGAACTGTTCCGACTCCCAATTACGAAGCGCATCACGCGCCGCGTTCATCAGGTCAATGTCGGTCTTGTAGCTGGTCGATTTAGGAACACGGACGCCATTACGACGCCAATCAATCGAAATTGCACAGTTGTAGTTGCCAAGGTCTTCCTCGGCACCGTCCAGAACCGACGAACCAGTAACGCCAGTGCCGCTAAGGCGGGTGATAAGAGGAATGTTGATCGTCTTGCCAGCTTCGTTTTCAAGTTCATGCTTGGCAACGATGATGCTGGTCGGAGACTTGCCCATGTAACCCGAAAAGCCCGATTCACGGACATATTCGCTGAAATACTGCGAAAGCCACTTCTGCTTTTCAGAAGCGGATGCAAGAGTTACTTCTGCCATTTTCTATTACCTTTTGAAAAAGTCGTCGAAAATCGCCGCGTCTCCCATAGCTACGTGTTGAACCCCCGCCGCAGATGGCGCGGCAGCTATGGTTTTCGGCTCTTCGACTTGTGGAGCGGCCTGTGCCGCGTTCGCTTGGGCCTGTGCGGCCTTCCACGCCTGAAATTGTGACCATTCGTCGGGCTTTACCTGTGAAGCCATTTGCTCCTTTCGGTATTCAGCCACGGCGAACCCATAAGGGTTGCGTTGCGATAAAACTTTTTGACCAAAGCCCGGCATTTCCGTTGCTTTGCGATTGACCCAATCAAGGGCCTGATCGACAACATCATCGCCAAACTTTTCGCGGGCTAAGTCTTCCGACAAATCCAGTTTGGCATTCAATGCCGCACGGTTTGCCATGCTGGCCTGATACGCATTAAAGGCATCAAGGTCTTCAATCGGATCAGGGGCAGGAAGTTCAACTTGCTGTTGTTCCTGTTCTGCCAAGCGGCTTTTTAGCTGTCGAACCTCATCACGCACCTCGTGCAATGCCGCCAATGGCACCATGACGGGCTTGTTTTCAGGTTCTGGTTCAGGCTGTGGGGCCTGTTCCTCAATTCCCGCTTCCTGTTCAATTACCGATTCTGCAACCGGCTCTTCGCCTTCCAAAAAGTTTAAATCGTCCATAAATCCCCTTGCCTGTAACGTCGGCACAACGAAGCACCCGATCCCCGGTGGCGGGGTCAGCAATTGCGACTGCTAACTGTCGAAAACGCCCGTTAAGGTCGGCGGCACCTGTCTCGTTAAGCTACCGCACCCATTCCGGCCTGAAACGCATTCATCTGAATGCTGGCCATTGTGGCTTGTGCGTCCGCCATGTTTTTGGCGGTCTTGCTTTTCGTCTCTTCGATTTTGGCTGTAGCGCCCTCCACCCCAAGCTGCTGCTCTGGATTAGGCTGCGACTGCTGTTCTTTAAGCTTCTCAATAATCTCGCGCTTCTTTGGAAGGCTTGACGATTCCAAAAGTAACATCGGGTCAATCGGAACGCCAGCCTTGGCCAAATCGACAAGGGCAAGAAACTGTTCCTGCGCCAAGTTTGCCGTATCCGGCACGGTATCCAACGTTATATCGACATCCAATTCTGCGAGGCGGTTATTGTAGCCAATGACTTGCGGTTGCAGCATCGGCATACCGTCCGGCCCCATGACTACCATTGGCGGCCCCATTACAGGTTCATTCACTTGCAAGAATTGAACAGCGCCCTCGTCGTCGGTAATACGTATCCATTCCGGCTGATCCATGAATTGCACGGCACGATCCCAAAAGGCTTCGTAAACGCGATGCTCCCAATCCTCAAATCCGCCAAACAATGTGGCTTGCTCTGTAAGTCCCGCCTGTTGCCTTACAAGCTGCGAACGACCCGATGCGTTATCACCGCCACGCGCCAATATGGCAGGGTTAGGCCCTTCCCTATCCATTTCCCCTTCAGCAATCGCCAGAAGGTTGAACTGGCCGGAAACAACATCACTGCGTGAAACTGGCTGCCAACCAATCGGCAAAACGCCATCCGGCCTTGACGCCTCTTTGCGCGCTGCCTCTGCGTCAGTGTTATACGCCAATTCACTAGATGCCTGAATTTGGCGGTTGTTCAATTCATGCAGCAGCTTTTGGCGGCGCTTGTTAAATTCGTCTTGCGGGGCGCGCATATCACGCACAATACCGTAACGGTTGTTTTCGCGGTCAACATAACAAGATTGCGCCACAATCGGGCAAACACTTTCAGTCTTGTTGCTGCGCTTGCGAACAAAAGGAACCGGCTTCGGCTCCTGCAAATAGCCGCCAGCATAAAAGATGGTGTGAACCCATTGCGCGCCTTTGCGGCAATACAACTCGATTACCATCAAGCGACGATGCGAACGGTCAATCCATTGGCTGTAAGCGTCATTCGGACGGTCGTTAAATGTATCATCAAAGCCACCATCGGGCGAAAAGGCACTGTCAATGCCGTTTTCGGCCTCCGGATACATTGCAATAACGTCATCAGCATAAAGCCACTTGGCAATACCCATATAGCGCGCATCGCGAAAATCAGCCTTGCGCGAACGCGGATCGTAGAAAAACTCTTCCCAGTTTATTTCAACATAAACGGGCTTTTTATTTTCCGTTGTAATCAGTGCCGCACAGGTGCCAGGAGCAAGATAATCATAAGCCGCGTCCATACGCCGCGCATCAAAACGGTTTACATCCGCAAGATAGCGCAGAACCTTGGTTGCAACCTCCGAACCCGCCTCATCTTTAGGATTGCGGGGGAACGCTCGTGGGTCGGTTGAACCCTGCTTCAATACGCCAAGCGTTCCGTTCACAGCCTTGCGGACGCGGTTAAAAATACCGTCAGGCTGCCCGCGCTTTTGTAGGGTTGACCGTTCTTCGCGGGTTAGCTGGTAGCCATGAAAATAATCGTCATCAATTCGGCTTTCGCGGCGGCTGTCCTGCAACAGATCGCGGCTTTCCGAAAACAGCTTTCGGTAGTAATCAAGAGGCTTCAAATTGTTTTCCAATTCACAACCTCCCCTTTGGGCCTACCCCATAAATCTGGCGGATTTTTTGAACGCTCTTCTTCTGCCGGTTTGTAACCAGTGCGCCGCAACTCTTCTAAGGCGTAGCGAAGCGCATCAATTGTATGGTTGTTCTTGTCTTCCAGCACCGGCAATATCTCGCCAGTGTGTTCATCAACCTTGTAACTGTAGAGCGTAAGCTCCTCGGCAACCTTCTTGCACCGAGGATGAACGATAATGTCGAACGACTTTAAAAACTCGATGCCGTCCTCAACCGAACCTTGCCCCTTTAATGCGGGGGTAATCGAAAAGCCCTGACGCCGCATATAACTAACGGTTTCAGGTCGGGCGCTGTCAGCCCTTATCAGCCATTTGTTTGCACCAGGTATCGTGTTGAACAACTTGGGCAGATGGTCAATTTCACAACCAACTTGCCAAGCCTCTGCATCAACATACAGTTTGCGGCCTTCAATGTGACACCGAACCAAAACAGTCGGGTCAATCGCAAAGCCCCAGTCCGCGCCAAACCGATGAATGGCCTTTTCAGGCGTTGTAAATTCTTCAACCTTCCAATTGCGAAACACCCGCGCCTCGCTGTTAAGGCTGTAATGCCCTTGCCATACGTGCAAGAACTTGTCGGGGTCGCGCCTTCTGTCATCCTCTAGGTCTGCCTTCAGTTCGGCAGGCAAATAAGGATTGCTGTCCCAGTTAACTTCAATAACCGCGCTATCAACAGGCGGGCTTTCACCGCGCAACAGCATGTCAACAGGATCGGTCGGCTTGTTAGGGTTCCAGCTAAACCATAATTCGCTGCCAGCCTTGCGAATGGTCGGGCGCAGCAAGTCCAAAGACCGCTGGCTTAACGATTGCGCCTCCTCAACCCATGCCACGTCAAAACCTTCCAGCGACTTGATTGAGTCCGCTGTGTGGTTTTGCATCCCCTGAAATATGATAACGCCGCCGCCAGGAGTTTTGATTTCCGCCTCAAGGATTTGGAATAAGTGCGAGACACCTAGCTTCCGTATCTTGTCTTCTACCAGCAGTTTGACCGAGTTTTTTAGCGACTTCTGAACTTCACGAACGCAAGCAGCCCTGAACCCTTGTTGCGTCGATGCCCTAACAACCAGCATTTCAGCAAAGGCGTGTGACTTGCCCGAACCGCGCCCGCCGTAAGCCCCTTTATATCGTGCTGGCTTCCATAAAGGTGCAAAGACCTTTGGAGGCTCTAACAGCCGCCTAGACGAAGCGGATGTCGAAGCCGGTGAAGGCGATTGGGTTGTCTCCCTCGTCTCCGCCAACATGTTTCACCTTGTCGCTGTATTTGCCCTTGAGCTTGCCAGCTATCCATTTGCGCGTTTCAACAGCCAATCGGTCGCGCTGAACGTCTGCGTCCTTGCCTTCAAGCAAAGCCTTTTTGCCGTCCGCAATGTCCAGCATGTCATCGACCAAACTGTCAGCCTGCGCTTCCCGTGCGCGTGTGTATTGGTCTTGAAAATCCTGCTTCTCTGCCAACCAGCGGAAGACAGTTGCCTTACTTGGCATTTCGTTATCGCGACAGATCGAGCGAAGGCTTTCACCGTCTGCAATGCGTTCGCAGATTTCGTCTGCCAGTTCCTCGCTGAATATGCTTGGTCGGCCTTGCGTCACTTGCGCACCACGAAGATAACCACGCCGCGATGAATGCGAACATCGTAAAGCATGACAGCCTCCTGAAATTCACCCGTCCGCAAGCATTACCGCACGTTGCCACAATGTAGGCTGTCTGTCGTTTTGCCGGTTGTTGGGACGGGTTGGCCCTAACGGGGTGGGCCAAAATAATCAGGGTCGCACTGTGACGCCCTGACCGGAGCCTTCTTAAGGCCCGTCGGTATAGAAAAACCCGCCAAGCACGGGGAGCCTGACGGGTAACTTGTCTGCGCTAGACGCAAATATAACAACTTATCTAGCCCATACACTTTAGGCCAAACTTTGTCAAGCCTGCATTGCACTAATCAGGCGACGGGCGGCAAAGCGCAATTCCAATATTGCCATGTCCATTTCCTCTTTGCTGGCGTGATATTTGCAAACCTTCTGGCCTTGCTCTTTCCAGCACTTCAAACGCCCGCCACCATTGCGGCAAATCCATTCGGTCATTGTCATTTCATCAACCGCTATAGCCTCGGCAATGGGGCGCAAGCTGCCAAGTTCACCTTCAAGCCAGCGCACTTCCCTTTGCGCCGATATAACGCTTGGCGGCAAGCATCCCCACCCATCCCCACCCTGCGGGCTGATAAGGCGTCCAATGCTGTCCTTTAGCGGCGATGCCTCGGCCAGTGCTTTCTGATCGGCATAATGGCCCAAAGCTTTATGCTCGGCATGGCTAATACGTTCACGCTTTAGCAGTGTGTCGATTGGCGGTGTCAAACGTGTTGCTAGGCCGACGCGGTGCGTTTCCCTGCCCGCAATCCGCTCGACAGTCGGAGCAACAACGTCAACTGGTTTCTTCTTTGGTTTAGCCATGCCCTATCCCCTTAAAATTGCTTCCGTAGCCGTTTGTCCGAGTCCGCCGCCGAACT